GTCGCCTCGAGGTACATCTCGATCAGCTCCTGCGCGATGCCCTGGATCGCGTAGGCCTCGAATTCAGTGGATGGCTGGGACTCGCCCATGTGCTCGCGCGTGGCCTGCCAGATATGGACGCCCTCGTGCACCAGCAGTCCGGCGATCTGCGACATCGACACGCCCTTGGGCTTGCGCACGCACACGATGGTGGCGGGCCCGTTGCGCTCAGCGCGATCCCAATGATGGGCGGTAGCGTCTTTGCCGGCGGTGACCCACTCGTCGCCCGGGTCATCCAGTCCGAGGCGCTTCATCGTGCGCTGATAGTCCTTGCGCGTCAGGCACAGCGCGTAGCGCACCGGCATTTCCAGGAGCGGACGATGGGCAATCGGCATCACACCACCAACTGCCCGCGGTTCGCGCCGCTCAGGTAAGGACCAGGGGGCACGCCGAGGAAGTCGCACAGCTTCATGCGCCACGACCGGAAAAGCCGCTCACGGTCGCGCTGCTCGTTGGGGTTGTGCGTCCAAACGGCCGCTTGCTGCGTGTCAAGGTTCGCGCTCGTGCCGGGGATGGCGTTTTCCAGGGTGTAGAGGTTGGCCAGGTACGTCGTGACGACGACGCCGCCTTCGCTCGCATCCAGGTGCTGCAGGCGGTACTCCAGCGCCAGGTACTGGCGCATGATCCACGGCGCCGGGAACACCACCGAGCCGTCCCCGTAGGCGGGATAGCCGCAGAATCGCCGGATGTCGACGAGTTGCTGGTCGGTGAAGCTGTACGGCGTGAAGGGCATCGCTTACTCGAACTGGGCGCCGGCACGGATCAGCTGCGAGATCAGCGCGCCGTCCGTTTCGGGGTCGAATTCGGTCCCGGCCTCGTAGTGGCGGCAGACGCCCCCGACGACCAGGCCGTGATTGCGCGCCAACACGAAGCGTTCGACGCCGTCGCCCTGGGGCGCGGCTCCTTGATCCTGCGCGCCGTCGCCCTGGGGCGAGGCTCGTCGTTGACGTGCCATGTCGTTTCCTTGGGGTGATGGCGCGGGACAGCCGATGCCGTCCCGCGCGCTGGCTTTACAGCGACTCGAGGACGGTCGCGCGCTTCAGCGCCGAACTGTTGGCGGTCGGGATGGTCGCGCTGGTCGTGGTGATGTCGGTCGGCGCCACGAAGCCGCCGATGTACGACCAGGTTTGCGTGACGACCTGCTTCAACGCGTCCAGCGGTTCGCGGGTGACGTGGGCCACGCCGTCCACGATGGCGATCATGTCCTTGTCGGCGGCCATCGCTTCCGAGTAGGCGTCGTCGGTGAACTCGCCTTCGACCAGAGCGCCCTGACCGCACAGCACGCCGCGGCGCACGGTGCCCACGCCGGCCAGCGTCTGCACCGGGTTCAGGTTGGTTTCCTGCAGGTGCACGCCCAGCATCTCCGCGATGACGCCGCGGCGGTATTCCTCGGTCGTCACCTGGCCGCGGAAGAAGTACTGGAACGCCGGGTCGCTGTACAGCCCGGTGGCCTGGAGCGGATCCAGGTACAGGTGGTACATGCCGGTCGCATCCACGGGCGGCACGCCGTTGGCCGACATCGTGGCCTTGGCGTTGAGGATCATGCCCATGGTCAGCTTGCCGGCGTTCGTGTCGCTGGCGCTGATCGCGGCGGTGGTGGCGGCCATCACGCCCGAGGTCGAGGACGGGCGAATGATGACCGGCGCGACGGCCGAGATCACGGCGTTGCCGGCGGTGCCGTCGGCCACCGTGACGTTGGTCGAGAAGGTCAGCGTGCCGCTGACGCCGCCGGGCGTGGTGGACACGTTGGTGCCGTCGGCCGCGTAGCCGGTCAGCGAGTAGACATCGCCGCCCACCTGCACGTTGATCGGGTTGGTGCCCGACACGCTCACCGGCTGGCCCGCGGCATTGACGGTCTGCTGGAAGCCGCGGATGTCATCCACCGCGACGGTGGTACCGGCCGCGCCGAGGGTGGTGCGCACGCGGGTGTTGCCACCCATGTACGAGTTGAACAGCGAGTTCTGCGCCAGGGTGTCCACCGAGCGGAAGGCCTGCTCGCCCAGGGCGTAGGCATTGCGCAGGAACAGATCGGCGATCACCACCTTCTGGGTGACGATGTTCAGCTCCATGTTCGCGGCGTACTGCGCGACGCCCAGGACGTACTGCTCCACGGCGTACTGTTGCGGGGTCAGGCCCGAGGTGATGTCGGAGCTGGCCGCCGGCGCCATCGGGGTCGTGACCGGCGCCAGCAGGCCGGTGCGGGTCTTGGTGATGGTCTCGCCGATGTTGGCCGTGAACGGCTCGCGGTCGGCGATCGCGCGGAAGCCGAGCTTCGCACGCAGAGGCATCTGGAACTGGTGTTCCAGGAAGCCGGTTTGGATGACGCTTTGCAGCGACGAGGGCAGGTTGTTCAGGGCCATGATGGATCCTTGAAACGAAGGGAGGTTTGGAGGTGCTGCGGTCTCCCCTCGTCGTCAGGACTCACGGGGTTGCGCGGTGTTTCGCGCGGGGACGGGGTCAGCGTTTCTTCACGCTGATCCCAAGTTCACGGGCCTTCGCGGCGCGCTCCTCGTCGGTCGCGGTGCGTGCATCGAAGGGCTTCGGGTCTTCTTTCTTCGGCGGCGTCTGCTGCGTCTGCGTCGTGCTGGTGGGTGCCTGCTGGAACAGGTAGGGCTTCGCCGTCTTGAGCGCGGCCATCAGTTCCTCGGCTCCCACGACTTCGCCCTTGTCGTCCAGCTTCACGCTCGCCAGGTCGGCCAGCTTCAGGCCGTCCAGATCCACCATGCCGGCCTTGATGGCCACCGCCTTCAGCTCGGCGCGGATGATCCGGGCGTTGGCGGCGTCATTCGCAGCCTTGGCTTTCGCTTCGGCGGCGGCCTCGGCATCCTTCGCACGCTTGTCGGCCGCCTCGGCGGCGTCCTTCGCGTCCTTGGCGTTCGTGCGGTACTTCGCGTTCTCGGCGCGCAGCTCCTGCACGTACTCGAGGCTGAACGAGGTCCGCTCTTGCTGCGGCGCAGGCGCGGGAGCGGGAGGTGCCCCCGGCGCAGGTGCCGCGGGAGCGGCCGGTACAGCAGCGGGCGCGCTGGAGCCGGCTCCGGGCTCGGAGTTGAATGGGGCGTAGAAACGACGTTTGAGGAGCATCTAGCTCTCCAAGAAAATGGCCCGCATCGAGCGGGCTGTGGGTGAAACCGCAGGACCAGCCTGCGGCGGCTTATTCGACGATCTTGGCCTGCACCTGCGCGTTGGCGTTGCGGGCAGCCATGTCGGCGTCGGCCAGCAGCTTCTCGGCTGCTGCGTCGGCGATGTCGTACTCGGCGCACAGGATCTTGATCGCCGACTGGCGGCTGAGGAGACCTGCATCGCACAGGGTCTTGAGGGTGGTCGCGCGCGCCTGCATGTCGCCCAGCGTCGGCGCGAACCACGGCGGCCAGCGCAGCGTCGGGCGCTCCTGTGCGAACTTGCCGACCTTCGTTCCGTCCTGGAAAACCAGGGACACGATTTCCGAGGCGCGCACGACCATCCAGGCCAAGGTCAACAGACCGCCTTCGCCGTAGGACACGCGCAGCTTGTCGGCGAGCCAGATGAGCGGCTGGTTCATGAGCTCCATCGCGCGGCCCGACTGCGCGGCGGCGATCTTCTCGTTGCTGGCGCGGTTGCCATGCATCGCCTCCAGGGCGACTTCGCGCAGGTGCTTCACGTAGTCGATGACAGCCGCGACGCCCGTGCCGTTGATCTCCAGCAGCTTGGCGTCGCCCTTTTCACCC